CCAGGGTCGCGAATCGGCCTCAGCGCATGGTCTGGTATCCACCCTGCCATGCCCGCCTCCTTGCGCCAAAACGCCCACCACGGTCGGTGATACTTCAAGCCAGTCGGGCTCTTGACGTACCAGCAGCCGTTGTTGAACGGGTTCTTCGGGTGATAGTGCGTCGGGTCAAACAACACGCACTCCACGAAGCGATCGGAGTTTCGACCGCTGTCGACGATCACCGCGAGATCGCCTCGCTTGCAATTCAGAGTCATATCAATCTCCATCGAAGTGCCGCTTCGCGCGCGAGACATTCGCGGCGATCGGCTTGATGTCTTCCGAGCTCTCGTTCCAGAGCTGGTACTTGCCTTGGAAGTCCAGGCCGAACTTCCCTGTTGAACCGCTGCGGTTCGCCGCGACCCCGCATGCGATGAGCTTGTGTCCCTCGTTGTCGTACTCCTTGACCGGCCACAGGAAGATCACCGCATCGGCGTCCTGCTCGATCGAGCCGGAGTCGCGGAGATCGGCCAGCCGCGGCTCTTTGTCCGGCCGGCTCTCTACCTCTCGGTTCAACTGCGACAGCAGCAGCACTGCACAGCCCAGTTCTTTGGCGAGCGTCTTGACCCCGCGGCTGATCTCTTCGATCTCGGCATTCCGGTTCGTGGTTCGGCCCGGATTGCTTCCAGAGCACAGTTGCAGGTAGTCGATGACCAGCAACTTGAGCCCGCGAACGCCGCGCGCCTTCGTCCGGATGTCTGCCAGCGTCAATCCGGCCTGGTCGTCGATCTGCAGGTTGATCTTCGACAGCATCTCGACGCCCTCGCAGGTGCGGCCCCAGTCTTCGTTTGACAGGTTCCCAGTCAGCAAGGCGGAGTACGGGACGCGGCCAGCATTCGAGATCGCGCGATCGACGATCTCGACGTCAGGCATCTCCTGCGACAGCACCAGCGTCGGCAGGTCGTCGTCCATTGCGAAGACTTTGGCGATCTGCAAACACAAACTGGTCTTGCCGACCTTCGGGCGCGCGGCGACCACGTAGACCTTGCCGCCGCGCAGGCCGCCAGACAACAGGCGGTCAAGGCTTGGGATGCGGGTTCTCCACGCACTGGGCAAATCACCCTGCGCTAGCGCCGTGTAGTGGTCGATGCGCCCTACCAGCAGTTCGTGGATCGGCTTGGGCATCTTCCTGACCGTCTGGTGCGCCATGCCGCTGAACAGTGCCGTGATGCGTTCCAATCGGGCCGACACCTCGCCCTCGTCCTCTGCGATGACCATCGCCTCTTCCACCGCGGCGGTCAGGCTGCGCTCGAGCGACGCAATGCGCAATATCTCGGCGTAGCGAGAAACCGCGCGCCAAGTGCCCGAGACCATCGCGATAGCGTTGACGTCCTGCAGCGTCAACTCAGTGTTGCCCATTTCTCCGAGACGCTGGTGCACGGTAATGACGTCAACACCCTTGCATGCCGTGATCAGTGACCGCAAGGCCTCGTAGATGGCGCGGTTGCCTGCGTTCACAAAGTCACGCTCCGTGACGATGCCGGCGACCTTGTCGTACGTCTCCGGCGCCGTGATCAGGCACGAGAGCAGCGCGTGCTCGGTGTCGATGCTGAACGTGCGGCTCATGCTGCGAGCTCCTCGGACTCCGGCACCGGATCGGCATCGACGTGGTAAGCACCTTCGACCGTCTTGGCGAAGTTCTCGGCCTTGACGAGCCAGTCCAGCGAAAGCTCAAACGGCTTTCGCCCGCGGCCCGGCTCTGTCCGACCGGTGAGAAATTTCGACCGTGCGCAATACGCGAAGAACTCCGCCCACCACTCGACCGATTGACGCTTGCGCTTCTCGCGCCAACGGGTGCGCAGGGCCGCCGCCCGAGCTGGCGTCCAATCGCGAACCTGTCGCGCAGTTGGCAATGCCCGGTGGAATGCTTCGATGATGGCTTGGTGCGGACAAGGGGGAAGGCCCTCGTCTATTTCCACCGCCGCGGCGACAGAGGCGCGAGCCTCTTCGCCAGCAACCCCGTTAGGGGTTGCCTTAATCTCTTCTCCTCTTCTCTCCTCTCCTATAGGCGTGACATGGTGTGACGTGGCGTGACTTGGTGTGACGACGGTTGTCCCGCCACTGTCCTCTGCATCGAACTCCTGTCCGCCATCCTCGTCGGCGCCACGTTCGCGGGCGCGCTGACGGCGCTTGCGCTCGGCTGCAGCTCCTGGCTCCTCCTCGCGCTCTCGCTTGGGCTGGCGCTTGTCCCACTGAACGATGCGGCCGTTCTCGCCGTCGATCATTCCCCGCGTGATCAGGGCGCCGTAGATCCGCGCGGCGCCACCCTCGCTCATGCCGAGCATCAGGTCGAGCACTTCAAAGTCTGGGGTGCCCGGGTTTCCTCGGTCTGCCGAGGCGCTCGCCTCTTCCAGAAGGTGATGCCACACTGCGATGACATCGCCCCGTCGCTCGCCGGCCTTGATAGCCACGAGCGCGAACTTCGGATCCGACACCGTGCCGTGGTGAGCCCGGTACCAGTGGTTGACTTCAGCCATGGTGGCCGATCTCCTGCTGCTCGCCGGCCCTGTGCGCCGCCAGCAGCCTCTGCGACTGAGCGTAGGAGTTCAGTCCCGCCGCTTTGATGGCGTCCAGGTCGACGGCAGGCCGGCGCACGGGGTGAACGGTCCGGCCCGTGTGACAGCAGGCGCGAGTCGGCCCGAGCTCGAGCAGGCCCAGGTCGCGCAGCTCGTGGCATCGGCCGCTGATGACGTTCACCGGCAGGCCGGTACTGCGGACGAGCTCCTGCAGGCTGAAGTCGAGCCCAGGCGTCACCGCGGCGAGCACCTGCGCCTGGCGCTTGCCCAGCGTCCCGTCAGCCTTGAGGTCGTGGTACGTGTCGATCGAGGTATCGGCGACGGCCATGGTCAGCCCCTCCACTCAAAAGCCGACTTCGCAAGGGGCGAACCCCAGTAGCGACCCGAGACAACGCTCTTGACCGTCGACAGTGAGACGCCGTAGTCCTGCGCAAGCTGCGTCTTGCTTTGCGTGCTCGCCTTGCTGCGGATCTCTTGCGCCTTGGCCATGTCTAGCTTCGTCAGCCCTTGCTTGACGATGTTGGCGCGGCGCTTGGCGGTCATTTCCACCGGGCAGCGGGCACCGGAGGTGTAGGAGTCGCGAACCGCATCGGCCTGGGTTCCATGCACCAGATGCGCCGGGCTGAGACAGAGCTTGTTCTCGCACGAGCAGCGAACGACGGAGTCCACGGGGCGACGCTTGTTCAATAGGACGTCGTAGACCCACTTGCGGACGATGCGAGCGCGGCCGTCGATCCGAGCCTGGGGATACCCACCGGAACTCAAGCCCAGTTGCCAGAGCCAGCAGTCGCCTTCCTCGACGCAGCGGTCTTTGACCATCTGCAATGTCCAGACGAGCCGCTGCTGCTTGCCTTTGCCGGAGGTTGCCTTGTCAGACATCACTTCCTCCGCTCTTCGTACGAAGCGACCTTGACGGTGTCGAATTGCGACACGAACCCCGGCGGCCAGTCGATGCCGAAGGTCGGGCCAGCCGCGGGCTCTTCCTTCGGCTTGCGGGTGCGCCGCAGCTTTCCCGCTGGCATCCGCCATTGCGTGAAGCCCCTCGTATCGAGTGACTTCTCCACGAGACCGACCTCGATGGCGCGGTCAAGTGACGGGCGGACGAGGTTCGGCAGGCATCCGAGCGCGGCGCACACCTCCACGTTCGGCACCCACTCGCGCTTGGCTTGCGACTTTGCCGAGATGAACTCCAGCGCGCGCGCTGCGAGCGTGCCCGGGTAGGGTTGGTACGTCGTCGTCATTGCGCAGCTCCTGCGAACACGCCGCGCAGCTGCTGAGCGATCTGCGAGCCGATGGAGGTGGCGACGACGTCGGCGGCAACGTGGGCCACGGCCGCGGCGGTCTTGGACGGCTGGCGCATCGCGAGCCACTCGCCCATCCGGCTGTCGTCAGAACGGGGCCGGCACACGCCCTGCTCCGCAAGACGATCCGTGATCTCGTCGATGGTTTCGATGCTGCCGAATTCGGCGGCTTGGATGAGTGCGCGCGCTTCGAAGGGATCGAGCATTGAGGAGGTGATGTGCATGGGCATGGTGGGCCTCGCTGTAGTCAGGCGGGTTGGTCGGCGTCAGCGAACATGTCGGCAGCCTGGTGCATGGACGAGGCTGCGAGGTTTTTGACGGCTTGATCGAAATAGCTCTTCTTCAGCTCGGTTCCGACGAACTTGCGACCCATTTCGAGGGCGACGTAGCCTTCGCTACCAATGCCCATGAACGGCGACAGAACGACGTCGCCAGGGTTCGACCAGAGCAGCACACCACGGCGGATCACGTCCAGCTGAAGGGGCGCGATGTGGCGCTCGTCGTCATGCTCGCGCGCGCTGCGGTACTGCAACGTGTCGGACGGGTTGATGTCCATCCACACCGGGCTGGCGATGCGCTGCCACAGGTCGACGGGGAACTCGTCGACGGTGTGCGTGATGCGCTCGGATTCGCCCGGCGCGCGCACGGTGATGAGGTAGTCGGGAATGCCCATCCGCGACATGGCACCGTTCTCGCGGATCGACTTGTGCAACAGGCCGATGGCCTTGGTGCGCTGCATCGCCGTCACCGGGTCTTTCCAGATCGTCGCCTTGCTGTGGAAGATGAAGCCATGGCGCTCGAAGGCGCGCAGCAGATCGCCCGGGAAGTCCTTCAGGCCGATATATCCGTCGCGCTCCTTGCTCGCGGGCAAGTCCATGCAATGGAACGAGACCTCGCGGCCGGGCTTCATCACACGCCGCAACTCCGCGATCAGGTACTCGAAGTGCTCGAAAAACTCCGCGTCCGTGCGCGCGTTTCCCATATCGCGCGGGCTGTTGGAGTACGTGTACAGGCTCGAGAACGGCGGGCTGAAGATGCTGTAGCCGATCGCGTGATCGGGCAGGCCTTTGATGGCCTCGACGCAATCTCCGTGAATGGCCGTGTACCGGTCGGTGACGACTTGGTCGATGCAGTTCATGCGGTTTCCAGGAATGAAGGGACGGCGACGCGCCGGCCCGCGTTGTGGGAGTTGGTGGCGCGCTCCATGCCGCGGACTTCAGCCATCACGGCAGCCTGCGTCTCGGCGCTGAGTTGGTCCGCCATCTCGCCCGCCTCGCGCTCCTTGCGCTTGAGGTTCGCGACGATGGCGCCTTCGGCCTTGCTGGCGAAAATGTGTACGTGAACATCTCGCTTCTGGCCGAATCGCCAGCAGCGGCGTACCGCCTGGTAGTACGCCTCGTAGCTGTCCGTCACGCCGACGAAGGCCATGCGAGCGGCGTGCTGCCAGTTGAGGCCCCATCCGCAGATCGAGGGCTTGCTGACGAGTACACGGGTGCGGCCTGCGGCAAAGTCACCGAGGCGCTTCTCCTTCACGTCGATCTCGTCCGCGCCGCTGATTTGCACCGCGCCGTCAATGGCCTTGGTGAGCGCATCGCCCTCTGCGTTCAGGTCACACCAGACGACCCACGGCTCGGTGTCAGCATTGACCATCGCGGCGCACTCGCGCACCCGGTCTTCCATTGACGCCTTGCGCGCCTCGCGGCGCTCGCTCAGGCTCTGTGCCTCGGTGGCGAACAGCATGCCGTTGAGCGGCATCTCGTATTCGACGAGGTGCTCATGGAGGTGCAGCGGCGGCAGGTTATACGCGCCGTCATCAAACCCAAGATTCGATGGCTTCCGAATCATGGCACCCCAAGACGCAACCCAGCGCCAGAAGATCTCGCGCGCGTGGCCCTTGAGGCGCCAGACGCTCGTCTCGCCGCCGTCGTGCGTGAAGAACTCCGCAAGCATCTCGGCGCGGGTGCAGATGCCCAGGAATTCGGCGTGAGTTCCGAGCTCAGTCCAGTCGTTCGGCGCGGGAGTGGCCGTCGCCGGCAGTTTGAACGGCGTGTCCGCGTAGGCGTCGGTCAGAGCGCGAAAAGTCTTGGTGTCGTGGTGTTTGATGCAGCCGGACTCGTCCAACACCACACCACCGAAGATCGACGGGTCAAACTTATGCAGCCGTTCATAGTTGGCGATGTTGATGCCGCCGATGAGGTCGGAAGTCTCCCGGCAGACCTTCGTCTCGATGCCGATGGCCGCGGCCTCGCCGGCGAGCTGAGCAGCGACTGCGAGCGGCGTGTGCATCATCACCGGCCGGCCCGTGTGGCGGTGGACCATGTCCGCCCACACGAGCTCCATACGCATCTTGCCCATGCCGGTGTCGGCGAAGATCGCCGAGCGACCTCGCTTAAGGGCCCATCGAGTCAGAGCAGCCTGGTGCGGGAACATGTGCACCGGAAGCTTGAAGTCACCAACGATGCCGGTCGGGGCGACGCGCGAGAGCTTGCGGTGGATGAAGGCGTCGTAGTCGCTCATGCGAACAGCACTCCCTGCGGGCCCGCGTCGGCGGGTTGCCTAACGCCCATCGGGCCGACGCCCGGGCTGCGGTAGGCCGAGGTCTCGCGGGCGGTAGCGTCGGCGCTGGCGCGCTCTGCCTTCAGAACCTGTTGCGAGTTCGGCTCGAGGTGTTGGGGGTCGCGGAAGCCGGACGGCAGGCGCTTCGATCGGCACAGGCCGTTGGTGCAGCCGCGTTCGTCCCCCAAGCAGGCGCTCGAGTGCATCCAGTGCAGTTGCGGCGAAGTCTGGAAGTGCGGCCACGGATCACCCGGGAAGCGCTCGCGCTGGCCGATCTTGAGGTCGCACGAGAACAGGCCGGGCAGCATGCGGCCGGAAAGGTGCGGGGCAAAGTCGCGCTTCATGGCTGCTTCTTCCCCGTGGGATCGGGCTGCTGCGCGACCCACTTTTCAGCCGCCCTCACCGCCGCATCGAACAGGCGCCACGAGAACTCGGAGTTGTCTTCCAGCACCTCCGGCAACGGGGTGATGGGGATGGGCTGCCAGCGCAGCGGCGGGAGGACGGGGGTTGTCATGGCTGGCACGACTCCGGAAAGCCGTTGTGCTCGACGCCATCCAGCAGCCGGCCGGCGACCTTCTTTCCGACGCGACGCGCGAGCAGCATGTCGGCGAAGTCGCTGGTCCATTCTCGCTGGGTCTGGCCGTCCTCGCTCTCGAAGTCGGGCAGCGCGTGCCCGTCGATCTCGTGGCCGTGCTGCGACCAGAGGAACGGCGGCTGTGCGCTGTGTTCGTAGGGAACCCACTCGCCCCACTGTTTGAAAAGGAAGGGCGTCTCGCAGGCTTCGCACTGGTCGCGCAGCTCTCGCGCCCAAGCCGCCGGCATCGCACGGGCGCGCGGGCCGCTCTCGCCCCCGACGATGATCCAGTCCAGCTCCTGCAGCGCATTCGTCCCGTCGTTGATGCGTTCAGGGTTGGCGAACAGGCCCTCGAAGCTGATCGGGCCGAGCATCGGCTCGATGGACAGGAATCGACGTGCGGCGGGCGTTGCCAGAAGCTTGGGCACGTCGCGGTCGACCTCGGCCTGATTGACGACCGTAGCGCCGAGCCAGACGTTGTGCCAGGGCCAGGCACGCATGGTCGGCGCGAAACGAACGCCGTCCTCGATCATGCGGGCGGCGTTGCCGATACGCTTGGTCAGAAGTAGCCAATCGAGGTTCGGCGTCTGGCATATCAAGTCAAACAGATCAGCGCGCCATTCGTCCGACACCTCGTTGTCGAACACGTCGGCGAGGCTCGCGCAGAACACGCGGCGGCGCCGGCCTTGCTGAGCGAAGAACTCCGCTGATTTGCGCTCCCACTGCTCGGGAATACGCCAGTTGGCGTCGCTCGTGCGACGACGCGGTGCGCCGGTACCCCACTGGACGTTCAGCGTACGAGCCGGCGTGCTGCGCGCCGCGTAGCAGTCATCGCAGGCCGGCGACACGCGGGTGCAGCCGATCCACGGATTGAACGTGCTGTCGCACCATTCGATCTTCGTTTCGGCGCTCATGCCAGCCCCTTGGCTTCCAGCAGCGCGGACTCGAGCTCGCGGATGCGCGCCTCGCGCGACGAGCGGATGACGAGATCGCAGCCGACCTGGTGGGCGATCCACTGCAGCGGCGCGATAGAGCGCGTCGCACGCATGAAGGCCACCAGGCGCCGGGCCCACTGCTGGCCGACGCCGCGCATGAAGCGGCTCATGTACCCGTGCGAGATGTGGATCTCGTCGGCTATCTGCCAGTCCTCCTTGCCCGAGTGCTTCGAGGCTTCGTTGAGCGCGCCGCTGAAGGTCACGCGCATGAGCACGGCGATCTCGATGACCGCGAGAGGTGATTCGGGGCCCAGCTGAGGGGCTTCGGAGGGCAGCGATTGCCAGTGCTTTCCAGCACTTGCTTTCACTTTCCATTCGGTTGGTTGAACACTGAGATCCATTGACACGGGCGACTCCCATCGCAGTTGAGGTTGAGGAAAGGTCAGGCTTGGCGATGTGCCCGGCGTGCCGCCCCGCCCTTGACGGGGGAGTCGGCCGCACGAACGGCGCGGTTGGCGCCGGGCACATCGACAAGACGACGAATGACGAAACCCACGATCCCCACTCCGGCCGAGGCCGTGCGCCTGGTCTTCCAGCGCGCTTGCATGTCGATCTCGCGGGAGTACGCGACGCTCGCCAAGACCGTGGACGCTCCGACCTCGCACGAGGCCTCGGTGGCCTGGGTGAAGGCGCGGAGAGCGCAGCGGCCGGCGGGGAAGTGATGTCGGCTCATGGCTCAACCCTTCCGGCGCAGCAGGAGCCAACCAATCGCAGCCCCAACAAGAAGGCCGACGAGTTGCATAGCCCCGCCAACCCAGGCCGCGCAGATTTCATGGCACTGCATGGCTCAACTCCCGATCACGGCCAGCGGCGCGCCGCAGGCGATGACGATGGCGGCAATGACCGCGGCGAAGAACACGGCTGCGATGACGGTGGATGCGAGGTTGCGCATGGGTCAGCCCTCGTCGCGGTGCTGGATGAACCAGAACAACATCACGCCGGCCGCCAAACCCCAGAAGGCCGCGCAGACAATCTGCCCGCGGTACGCGCACACGACCATCAATGCGAGGCAGGACGCGGCGGAGACGAAGTAGCTGACCGCACTCATTCAGCAGCCCTCCCCGTTCCACATTCCGAGCCGATGGTCGAAGCCGCGCTGCACCAGCAGGCCGGCGGGCGTGGACTTCGGCGCCGGCCGCTTCGCGCGAATCAGCGCCAAGGCCTCGCGAACTTCGGCGGCGCTGAACTCCTGGCCGTCGAGGCTGAGGACTGGCTCGGTAAGCGCCTGGAACGGCTGCGCCATCGCAGCGATCTTCAGATCGACCTGACGGAGCAGGTCATTGAAGGTATTCGGGGCGCTGGGGGCGCGGGCCGCGAGGTCATCGCGGAAGGCTTCGGATCGCATGGTGTCTCCTATCGCGGCTCGGCCGCAGTGGTTGAGGGGTCAGGAGCGGAGCGCGTCTGCCGCGCTGCGCATCGCGCGGATGACGCAGGCCTTGTTCGCGGCATGGAAGGTTTCGCGGCCACTTGCACGCGCGAATCGGTCAGCCAAGTCACCGCACAACGCCAACTCAGCAGCCAGCGCGGAAGCCTTGCTTCCCAAGCGGGGGCCGAGGTGGAACCAGGTGATTGCGTATTCGTACCGAACGCGATGTTGTTGCAGGCGAACGCGAGGCTGGCCGGTAAATCCAACCTTCACCCGGCCGTCAGAAAGCCCAAGTGCGTACAGCCAGAACTTGCCCTCATGCCCAGTGAATCCGGGCATCAGCGATGGAGATCGGATTCCGCGAGGCATGACTCAGCCCGCCTTCGCTGCGCGCTTGGCGCGGGCTTGCTTCGGGTGGGCGGCATCGAGTTCGGGCCACAGATCGCGCCAAGACTTCGTGCACACGTCGCGGCGCGTGAGCCGGCCGCCGGTCTCTTTCTCCACACGGACCGCCTCCTTCGCACCCATCTCGCGGAGGCCGGCAAGACACTGGTAGAGGTACTGCTCGTTCAGACCCAGTTGCTCTGCGAGCTGCTGGCGTTCGGGGGGTCGAATTGGTGTAGCCATGCGCCATCATAGCGATTCGCTAGATGCAACGCAAGCGATTCGCTTTTGCCCAGCCGCTAGCTATCCGATAGAACCCGCGCGCATGGAAACGAACGATGAACGGCGCAAGCGCAAGCTGCGCGAGCTGACCAAGTCCTACGACATCACCAACCTAGCTGAGATGGCTGGCTTGAGGGGGCCTGAGAGCCTCGATCAGATCCTCAAGGGTGTGTTGCTGCCGGTGAAGGCCGATGGGACTCGATCACCCCGCAGCCTAGGCGACGATGCGGCGCGTAAGATCGAAACGGCACTTGCTCTTCCGCGCGGCTGGTTCGATGAGGACTGGCCATTTCCGCTAGTGGAGCGCTCCAAATGGGACGCGCTTGCGCTAGATCAACGCGGATACATACAGCACGCCATCAACCGGGCGCTGGATGAATGCACAGGGGGAAAACCCCTTCCCTACCTTCCTACAAATGCATTACAAGTTGTGTCATCGGACGCGCGTGTAGCCCATTCGCCGCCGAGGCCCGCGCCGCTGACTGCGGACGAGGCCAATGCAGTGGGCAGTGTGGAGGGACCAAAGAATGACACCGGTGACAACGCTGGCAGAGTGGAAGGCAAAGCCAACCGTGGACGTGCTGCGCGCGCTCCTGGAAAAGGCCGAACGGGGTGAAATCTCGGGTTTGCTGTACGTCACCAAGGAAGGACGTCGGCGCCCCCAGCGAATCGGCCTCACGGGTGACTATCGCGACGACCCGATCCAGGCCCTGGCCGTTACCGAGAGAGTGCGGCACGTCGTGAATGGCATGATTGACGGCAACACGGATAACTAGAGCCTCGCAAGGGGCCGCACTGAAGGAGAGAGCGTGTCCCTTGTTCCCTGCCCAGAATGCGGGCACCAGATCAGCACCAAGGCAACGAGCTGTCCGAACTGTGGGGAGCCGATAGTTCTCACCCCACAGCGCTTCGCGCGCGATCTGGTGGGGTCGCAGGCGACGCCTCGCTGGGGGCGAATTGGTGCCGTCATCGTCTTCGCCGTGATCCCTGTGTTCGCGCTCGTCTTGTGGTCGGCGCCAACTGTCGAGAACTCCCCACAGCCCAGCCAAGCCGCATCACTCGCCGCTGCACCCCCGCCGCCCCAGAAGCATTGGTCGGCCAAGGTTGGCAACTCATTCGCCTACAAGCGCGAGTTGTCCGCAAACGACCAGGCCGCTGGACTCGCAACCGCGCCGATGCTTCTCGTGAACTATCGTGGTCATCACGACAACCGCTACGAGTTCGCGACCACACAGGGCGGCCCCGACGTAACGCTAGTCACATGTGAGGAACCATGCGAAATCGCCTCACTCATGAGCACAACCGGTCAGCGCTTCGTGCCTGTTGAGAGCGGTTCTCAGCTATGGGCGTTTGTGGAAGATGCCAAGCACGGCTTCCTAGGCGGAGATCCTCCCGACAAGTAACAACCACCTTCTAAAACGAGCCCGCCGCGCGCGGGCTTTTTCACGCCCGAAACTTTTTCTAGCGATTCGCTTGACCGAGCGCTAGCGAATCGCTACATTTCCTCATCGGCTCTGAAACGGCATGTCGCCGGAGCTGCAAGGGGAAACGTCATGAAGGGCTTCGAGACTCCGGTCGACGTGGACGGCCTCGATTTGGTGTTCGGCGGCAGGATGGCTGCGCTGCTGCCGCCGTACGCGCAGATCCCGTCGGAGTTCAAGAACTGGAACCACCCATGGGCCAAATGGCAAGCGGACTGGTTCTACAGCGGCCTGAAGTGCTACCCGGTCGCCAAGGATGGCATCGACGTGAACGCCGCCATGCGTCATCTCGGCGCGATCCAGGGCTCCTGGGAGCCGAAGCACGAGCACAAGGTGGCTGGCGTCGCCTACCTCGCCTCGATGTGGTTCACCTCGCCGAGCGGCGCGAAGGTGGCCGCATGAACGCCGCCCGCACTGACCGCCGCGCGGCTCACACCGGCTTGCGCGACTTCTCGCCGATTCAGGTCGGCAAGGTTCTGCCGCCGCCGACGCACTTCGCGCCCGCGCTGCTCGACCCGCCGCGCGTTCAGCCCGACTACGAGGGCCAGGACGACATGGGCGAGTACGCGCAGACGCTGCTGCCGCTGCGCCATCGGGAACCGCTGGAAGGCATGCTGGTCGTCGAGTGCCCGGAGGCCCGTCATGTGTGAATGCATTCAGCGCATCGACGAGCAACTGGTCTCCAAGAACGCCAAGTTGCCCGCTAGCATCAACTTCACGACTGGTGCGGTCGATCCGATCATCCGCCTCGACAAGATCGACTGGCGCAAGAAGATCGCCGCGTCGTTAATCGTGCCAACGTTCTGCCCGTTCTGCGGCATCAAGCTGGCCACCGGGAGCGCGGTATGACCAAGACCGCCATCACCATCACGTTCGACGTGGACGCGCTGGAGGGGTACACCGACCAAGCCCTCGCGAAGTTCTGGCACGTCGCGCAGGCGAACCCGGCGCCGTTCGGTGACGCCGAGGCCTGCGACGTGGCAGAGCGCGTCGGCCGCGAAATCATCCGCCGCTGGCTGATGACGACGCCCTTCGACCTGTGGAACCACCAAGGTCGTCACGTCGCTGACCGCGCGCGTATGGACGTGTCCGCCGAGGTGTCGCCATGAGCACCGATCCCAAGACCCCGTGGCGCGCCCTGGCGGTGATCGCGGTCGCCGTCATCGTGTGGCTCATCGTGGGCTACGCCTGCGGTTGGGATCTGCCATGAACGCGGCGCAACGATTCCGGCGAATTGCTGATATTCCGGCTGACGCGACATGTCGCTGCTGCCCCGCACCGGGCGTGCGTTTGCACTCTCAGATCGTCTATTGCGAGATGCACTATCGCATCCGCCAGATGCGCAATTGCGCCCGCAGTCGTGCCAAAGCGATTCCTGATTTGCGACTTCTGGAGGCGATGGCTGATTCTCTGATGCGTGCTGGCATGGTTTGCCAGGACTGCGGCAAGACCATGACGTGGCTGATCGTTGAGAACAAGCGGGCGGATCAGGTGACCTTGCAGCACTACCGCGACGGCCGGTTTGGTCTCGTCTGCGGGACATGCAACGTCAAGCATGGGCATCTACCAGGCGACATGTTTCTGACGCTCCCGCCTGAACACAAGCGCTGCCCGCAGTGCTCAGAAGTTAAGCCGCTCGCCGACTATCCGTCGAAAGGAAAGCCGCATTTTTCTTGGTGTCGAGCGTGCAAGACGCGCCGCACTTTGGAAGCGCGAAGACGCAATCCGGAACGTGATTTGGCGGTACGGCGCGCCCGCTATGCCTATCTCAAGTCCATCGGGCAATTGCCGCCGAAGCCATGCCAATCCAAGGCAGCAAAAGCAGCGCGCAAGGCTCTACGCGAAGCAGCCACCCAGGAGCGAGCCCAGTGAACCCGCAACTTCTGTCCGATGTCGTACATGCCGCAACTCGCCTGCAGTCGGTCGGGATGCTGCACAACGCCGCGCTGCGCGACTGGCGTGCCGGTGATCCCGTCGAGCCGCTCAAACGGGAGGCCGCCGCCATCGCCGTGCTGACCGAGTCGCTCGCGTTCGCCGTGGGCCGCTTGCAGGCCAGCGTCGCGTCGAGCGTCGCCCGGCCGCGTCTCGACCAGCACATCACCCTGCCCGCCCGCGCCACGCGGCCCGAAGCGGAGCGGTTCGACATCCATCTTCCAGACAGCGAAGGAGCTACCTGTGACTGACGCCAAGGCCCGCAAGGGCACCCCGCCGCCCGCCGCTGCCTCGGCGCCGGCCAGCGATGCCATCGCCTCGGCCGCCGACACGCTGACCGTGCGCGACCAGATCGCCATGCGTGCGCCCACGGCGCCGGCGTGGTGGACGAACGCCTACATGGCCCGCACCGGCTCCCACTCCATTGACGCGCAAGCGCTGGCGACCTGGGCCTACGAGTACGCCGACGCGGCGATGGTGGAGCGCGCCAAGTGAACCCGAAGGCTGTCCCCCATGGCGGCCCGGCGTTCCCGGTTCCCGGCCTTCAGCATGACGAGGCGTTCAACGGCCTTTCCATACGCGACTACTTCGCTGCGAAGGCACTGCAGCAGACCATCGGCCGGTGTTACGCCATCGTGCCCGATGAGGCTCCGATGGAGGATGTCCGAGAAGCCGTGTGCGATGCCGCGTATGCCTGGGCCGACGCCATGCTGAAGGCGAGGGCCAAGTGACCCCGACCGCCGCCCAGCGCGCCGCGTACCACGAGGCCGCGCGCTCCCACAGCACCTCGGCTCTCGTGGCATGGCTCATCACCCTGGCCGCGGCGCTCGTCGCTGCTGCCGTCCAGGCCTGCGCGCGGGGTCACGCGTGAACACCGGCCCGTCCTGCGTCTGCCACGCCGTCCCGGGCACTTGCAACCAGGGCAGGCGCTGTCCGCTGCGTGAAACCGAGCTGGCGAGCGAAGTCTCGCCGCTCTACGCGGAATGCCATGCCCCGAAAGGAAAACGAATGCAGTTCTATCGCCAGTCGTCGTCCGCCCTCACCGGCCGCGCGCCGCGCTCCATGTCCGCCGCGTTCGGCTGCTCCATGAACGATCCCGTTCACCCGATGCCTGCCGAGTCGGCCGGCTTGCTCGACCCGTTCGGCCGCGCCGCGCGCGCCATCGGCACCTTCATCGCGGGCCTTTTCGGCCGCTGATCTTCAACTCCAAGGGGAATGTCCATGAACCAACAACGCACCGCCGACGCGCAAGACGTCACGGCGCTGGAACTCGTCGATCGCCATGACGGGCAGGTCGGCGCACCACGGTCGTCGGCCGTCGTCGACGCCGTACAGACCAGCCCCGCTGTGCTGCTTCACATGGCGGTACAGCAAGGCGCCGACCTCGACCGCCTGGAGCGGCTGATGGCACTGCAAGAGCGCTGGGAAGCCAACGAGGCCCGCAAGGCGTTCCACACCGCCATGGCGGCGTTCCACGCCGAGCCGATCACCATCGGCAAGGACAAGCACGTCGACTACACCAGCAAGTCCGGAATCCGTACGCAGTACGACCATGCGACGCTCGGCAACATCGTCAAGGTCGTCGTTCCGCGCCTCGGCATGCATGACCTCAGCCACTCCTGGGAGCCGGCTCGCACCGAGGGCGGTCGTGTGACCGTCACGTGCCGCGTGACCCACAAGGCCGGCCACACTGAGAGCGTCACGCTCGACGCTCCCCTCGACGACAGCGGCGGCAAGAACAACATCCAGGCGCTCGGCTCGGCAATCACCTACCTGCAGCGCTACACGCTGATCGCCATCCTCGGCCTCGCGACTGAAGACCAGGACGACGATGGCGCCGCGGCCGGCATGAACGTCGCCATCGCCAGCGAGAAGATTCTCGACGGCCTGCTGTCGAAGCTCGACGCCGCCAAGACCGACGCCGACTGCTTGGCGCTCTGGCGCATCGGCCGCGATTCGCTCGAGGCCACGCAAAACATCGAGGGCGTCAACGAACTGCGGCAGCGGGTGGCGGAGAAGCGCACCTCGCTGAAGGTGCCAGCGTGAGCGACATCGTCATCATTGATGTCGAGCAGCGCACCTTGCCGTGGTTTCAGGCGCGGGCTGGCGTGATCTCCGCATCCAACTTCCACCTGCTGCGCGAGTCGGCGAAGCTCAAGACGGGCAAGAACCGCGGCGACTACAACGGCAAAGCCAAGGCCTTGGCGTTCAAGCTCGCCATCGAGCGCATCAGCGGCTTGCCGCTGGAGGTCGATGACGGATTCGAGGTGTGGCAGGCCAAGCGCGGCAACGTTCTGGAGCCTTACGCGAAGCTGCGCCACGAGCGCAAGTGCGACATCCTCGTCGAGACCGCCGGCTTCATCAAGACGAGCGATGGGAAGTTCGGCGCCAGCGCAGATGGGTTCACCGACCGCGCCGGGCTGCGTCGCGGCTGCGAATACAAGTGCTTCCTGAATCCCGAGAAGCTCTCGGACATCCTGCTTTTCGGCAGTACCGACGAGGTCATCGACCAGTGCGATGGCGGCATGTGGCTCACGAACCTGCCGGCGTGGGACTTCGGCCTTTACTGCCCCGCGCTTGATGTCATCGGCTTGGACTTCACGCTGATCCCGATCCAGCGCAACGAAGCCCGCATCGAGGCTCTGGAGGCCGATCTCGTTGCCTTCGACCATCTGGTCGAGGACTGCGTGACGCGCTTGCGCCAGCGCGCCGGCCTGAACTACACGCCGCCATGGACTGATGCGGAGCCCGTCGAGGCTGCCATCGCCATCAACCGCGAACTGAGCGCCGTGGCGCCCACCCTCGCACCCCGCCCCGCTGCTCCGCGCGCCGCCCCGGCTGCCGTGGCGTTGCCCGACTTCTTCTGACAGAACGGAGAGCCCATGTACGACCAACTCTACGAGACCGACGCGCAGACCCAACCCGGGGTCGCCGTCCAGCCGGCGGCGCCTGTCGCCCCTGCCGCGGCCGTCATGACCATCAAGGGCGCCGTCCTGGCCCAGTTCAAGGCCACGGAGCCGGTCCTGCGCACCCTGGTCGCCCGCTACGAGAAGGTCGCGATCGACTGCTCGACGCCCAAGGGCCTGAGCGCGGCGAAGGAAGCCCGCCACGACATGCGCGAGAACGGCCGCTTCGTCGTCCAGCGTGCCGAGAAGGCGATCAAGGACGAGGTCAACGGCCTGAAGGCGGTCATCGCGAGCGAGGCTGACAGGCTCATCGCCATCGTGCACCCGACCGAGACGCTGTACGACGATGCCATCAAGGCCCGCGAGGCCGAACTCGCCGCCGAGAAGGCCGAGCGCGAGGCCAAGGAAGCCGCCAGGGTGGCCGCGCATCGTGCCAACCTCACGAAACTGGCCAGCTACGCCACCACGGCCCAGGGCCGCACGTCGTCGCAGATCCTGACGATCATCAACGGCGTGGCAGGCATCGAGATCGACCCGGCCGCGTGGGAAGAGTTCGCCGCCGGCGCCGAGCAGCAGAAGGCCGACACGCTCGAAGCCCTGCAGGCGCTGTTCGACCGCACGAAGTCCGACGAGGACGAAGCCGCCCGCCGCGAGGCCGAGCGCATCGAAAACGAGCGCAAGGCCGCCGAGCTGGCCGAGCAGCAGCGCATCCTCGCCGAGAAGCAGGCCGAGCTCGACCGCCAACTTGCCGAGATCGCCGCCACCAAGAAGGCCGAGGCCGACCGGATCGCCGCCGAAGCGAAGGCCGCGGAAGACGCCGCGCGCGCACAAGCCGAGGCCATCGACCGTCAGGCGGCCGAGGACGAGGCCAACGCTCGCGCCCAGGAAGTCGCTGCCGCAGCCATCGCCCAGGCCGCCGCCGACGAAGCCACGCCGCACGACCACGCCGAAGCGCCGCAAGAGGTCAGCGACGACGCGCTGTCCGCCATGCCGCAGATCGCCGAGTCCATCCCCGCAGTCGCCGCGCCTGCCGCCGTCGACATGGACGACGTCGCAGCCAAGCCCTGGGCGATGCCGGTGCCGATCGCCGACCGTCCCGCCCCGGTCGCCGACGAGGCGGCCACGCTGAACCTGACCGCGATCAACGACCGCTTCGGCGGCGTCCTGAGCGTCACGGCCGCTGGCCTCGCGCTGCTGGGCATCGAGCCGGCCGCGCAGGTCAAGGCCTCAAAGCTCTATCGCGAATCGCAGTTCATCGCCCTGTGCGATGCGCTGGTCGAGCGCATCGGCGAAGTCGTCGCTGCCATCGAAGGCTGAGGCCCACATGATCGAACTCAAGCCCGTCAAGTCCAGCAACATCGCGGCCACCGGTTACGACGCCGCCAGTCAGACCCTCGCGGTCAAGTTCAACGGCAGCGAGAAGGTGCATCACTATCTCCACGTCCCCGCGGACACCATCGCCGCCATGGACGAGGCGCCGAGCGTCGGCTCGTTCTTCGCCAAGAACGTCCGCGACAAGTTCCACCACGAGGTCGTCGACGGCAGCGTCGAGTCGGCCACCTGAACCAGTTTCGGCGGCGCCCGGCCGGCGGTCGCCGCGCGGGCTCAGTCCTCCCCTCCGAGCCATCGCAGCGTTTCCCGGCCCTCCACAGGGCGTCGCCACCTTTCTCACCAACCCGCCTGAAAGGCAACCAATGACCACCGACACCAAGACCAAGGCCATCCAGTTCGCGGTCGTCGCCGCACTCACCATCGGCGCGCCGTTCGAGGGCGGCACTTTCGCCGGCGTCATCACCCTGAAGGACGGCACGCACGTCGCGGTGGCGCTGCTGGCCGACAAGCCTGGAAATCGCCTGGAATGGAGCGATGCCAAGGCGTGGGCTGAAGGCCTCGACGCCAGCCTGCCCACGCGGCCGGTCGCGGCGCTGCTCTACGCCAACGCCAAGGCGCAGTTCGAGCCCGACTGGTACTGGACGGCCGACACGGTCGATGCCGACACCGGCCGCAAGTCCGACGCCTCCTACGCCTGGAGCTGCAACTTCAACTACGGCTACCAGTACAACGTCCACAAGAGCTACGAAGGCCTGGCCGTGGCCGTCCGCTTGATTCCCTTGACGGCTTGATCCTTCGATCCTTCAAGTCGTCGCCCTGACCCCACCCCACAACGGAGAGACCATGTCCGACCTCACCCTGGAGGCC